GTCAGATCCATCGGTCCACACCTCTGCGGCTTCTCTTGCCAATGCCCGGATGAAGTTGTCGTCCTGCACTTCATCACCTGAACTGCCGGCGCCGTTCTCAGCCTTGATCAGGTCGATCTCGAGGCGACGCTTGGCGAGATCCATATCGAACTTGATTTTTTCTATCCGGAGGCGCTGCTCTTCCGTAGTCAGTTCTGATCGGCAAAGCTCGTCATATTGCACGACCATCTTCGCAAGCGCTGATTGGGCTTTGGCCAAGGCATTGAGATATGACGCCTGTTTATCCCAGGCGTATTGTATTTCCCATTTCTCAGATTCACCCTGGCTGCTACTGCCTTCGGCCACTTTGGTGACGGAGTGATCCCCGTTATCCTTGACGTGCATAATCTGCTGGGACCTGATCAGCGCGGCATAGGCCAATTGGATTTGATCCCACAAAACATNNCTGCATGATATCCCTGGTTTCATCAGGAAGATATCTGGCGAACAAACCATGAACTGTCGGGACCTGGTTTCTTGGTTGAAATGGTGTATAGCAATTTGGTCTCGCGCGCAACGCTCCGTCAGAACGTTCCAGCGTTCCAGTGTTCCAGCGCTCCTTGCTCTTCCAACCTCGAACAGTCCCCGCTGGAATCCCTAGCCGCTCGGCGATCTGGGCAGCCGATAGATGCTCTTCTGTGAAAAGCCGTTTCGCTTCCTGTCTGACATCCATCCCACCACCTTCCCTTTTCCATTATTCAACCCGCAGCCCAGGTCCATGCGAGGAGGTACACATGAGAGATCCCAAGCCTGGGCTTTTACGGACCTGTGATCTGGTTTGAAGAAACGCCGGCCCCACCATCCGGAACATCCCGCAAGGGAGTTTCTTCCCATCGTCCCGCTTTCGCGCACCAAAAAAGCGGCCACCCGGGAAGGCGGTCGCTTCTTGACAAAAATTCACGATATCAGTTTATCACCCAGTCACTGTGCCAAACAATGACATTTTTCAGAAAGTCGAGAAATTGCTCGATTATGTAATCTCCAACAGTGCCTGACCGATATTTCTTTTTGTTTGTTTTCGCAGTCAATCAGGTTCGCAGATACAATTTCCATAGATTCCCCAAGCAAGTAATATCGAAACACAACGGTATACTCCTTTGGCGGTAATGGTCTAATAAGATCAATGACCTCGTCAATTTCAATTTTAAGCTCGTTCAGCGATTCCTCCATTTGTTTTCTGACATTCGTCCTGCGATCGATGAGGCTCTCCATCTTGAGATCCTCACCGCCACCTTTTGGCATGTCGGTGATATTCTGGATCGTTGAAGGGAATAGACTGTTCATAAGATCCTTGCAGGCTTTGTGCTTGCTAACCAGCGCCCTATAGTTCCGGAGTTTTTTTATGACTTGTTCTTGTTGTTTATTCCAACTCCTTATCGCCATCACCTATGCCTCCTTGGCTTTAGTGGTATTGATCAGGATTACCATTGCTTCCTGGACACCGTTCTTGAATCCACGAAGCTCGGCATTCTCCATTTCGAGCCGGGTGATTTCATCCCGCATTTCTTTTTCTGACATGGCCCTGACACTAACATTGTTATTCGGCTTTTTCGTCTCGGCGACCGGTTTAGGCTCGGCAGGCTTAGACGGCTCTTTGCCGACACGTGGATTATTCTGCCCTCTGCACCCGGGCTGGAAGTTCGGCGGCAGGTTGCGCTTTTTTCTCCAGGCGCATATTGTTGGCCCGGTGACATCCAACTCCTTGGCGATTTGATAATCGCTTTTACCCTGTTTGTACATATCCATGACCTGCGTGTCCTTCAGCTTTTTCCCAAACATGTGATCCTCCAATCGTTCCTGCAATTCATTTTTCCTGATAATCCCTCGAACATCTCCGACGCCAATCCCGAATGCCCTGGATATTTTCTGGATAGTCGACTCGGCAGGTTCTATGTCACCCGCTTCGATCAGATACCGAAGGACAGCTTCAGGATTAACCCGCCTTACGTTGGATGAGATATATTCACTGTGTGTTGCTTCTTTCATGCTGACCTCACTTTCTCAATTCTGGCCTTCAGGGCTTGCATCAGCATTTCCTGGGTTTCGCTTTTATCCGCAAGGGCAGTCATGACGTCCGCGTCCATCCCGCCCTCAACAACCAGGTGATGCGCGATGACCGGATACTGCTGGCCTTGACGGTGCAATCGCTTGTTAGCCTGCTGGTAAAGTTCCAGGGACCAGTTCAAGCCAAACCAGATCAGATGATGCCCGCCCGCCTGCAGGTTCAGGCCGTAGGCACAGCTGGCCGGATGCGCCAGCAGGATATCAACCTCTCCGTTGTTCCAGTCCGTCTCGTCCTGCGGCCCTTTAAGCTCCCGGATCCGCAGGTCTGTCTTCTTCAAAGCGATCAGGATCCTAGACAGATCGTGCTGGAAATTGTAGAAGACCAGGGCGTGCTGACCATTCAGGCCTTCGACCAGCTCCATGAAGGCGTCGATCTTACAGTCGTGTATGATGTGTGCTTGTTTGTCAGCGTCATAGATTGCCCCGTTACAAAGCTGCAACAGCTTCCCGGTCAGGACTGCCGCGGTACCGGCGTCAATGGTCTGATCCCCGATATCCAGGATCGCCCGGCGTTCCATATCGGCATAAGCTGCAGCCGCTTTGTCATCCAGCCTTACTGGGACTGTGACTTCGATGTAATCCGGGAGATCCAGATAATCCTCCGCCTTCATGCTCACGCAGATATCACCGATCTTCTGCCGAATGACGTCATCTGCTCCAGGCTTGGGGGAATAGCTGAACACCTGCTCACGGCTGCGCTGGTCTGGCTCGAAATACCTGGCCCGGTACCCGCCAATCGTCTTACCCAGTCTTTCACCGCGATCCAGCAGGAACACCTGGGCCCATAGATCAATCAATCCATTTGGCGCCGGCGTTCCCGTGAGACCGACAACCCGGGTCATATGCCCGCGGACCCATGTCAAGGATTTGAACCGCTTGGCCTGATGGTTCTTGAAGCTGGACATTTCATCGATCACGACCATGTCGAATGGCCAGCTGTTCCGGTAATGATCCACAAGCCATTGAACATTTTCACGGTTGATCACCCAGATATCCGCCGGGGTGTTCAGCGCCCGGATACGCTTGGCCTGGCTGCCGATCACCGTCACGACCCGAAGCTTGTCCAGGTGGTCCCACTTGGCAGCCTCTCTGCCCCAGGTTGATTCGGCGACCTTCTTCGGGGCGATGACCAGGACACGCCGGACAGCGAACTGGTTATATTTCAGGTCATTTATGGCAGTCAGGGTGATCACCGTTTTGCCAAGTCCCATATCGAGAAACAATCCCAGGGCCTGATCAGTCAGCAGCCGATTGATGCAATATTTCTGATAGCTATGGGGTTCAAACTTCATACCAACTTCCTTCTCCTTCCCGTCAACCTGATGAAGGCATCGATCCTGTCCTTGCTGTCTATGACCATGACATTGAAACCCAACTTGCCGATCCGTTCCTGCTGCCCTGCCTGCAAAGCCGTCGACTTTTTACCTGGCGCCTTCAGTTCAATGAAGTGGATCTCCCCGCCCGGCAGCAGGACGATCCGATCCGGCACCCCACTGTTTCCTGGTGAAACGAACTTATACGCGACGCCGCCGACCTTCTTGACTTCATCCCTCAGATATTTTTCAATTTCCTGCTCTCTCATTTTTTAGCCTCAAAAAATTCATTGAAAACTGTTTCAGCAGCTTGCATAAGTCCGTTTGTATCTCTCCCGTCGTTTGCCTGCCTTGCTGAAAAGCGGATGTTTCTTGCCGCCCCGAAGCCATACCAAAATCGCCTGAATGCCGCCTCTTTAGATACAGTCTTTTGCCAGGCTTCTCTTTCTGCGACTTGTTTGATCTCTTTTTCAATCTCAGGTTCTGAATGGATGTATTTAACCCAGTCAACTTTTGACATTTTGCTGTAGTCCTCCCTTGATTCTTCTGTTCTACAAACTTTTATTTTCCTCTCTCTTATATGTGATTAGGCGTATTAGGGTGTATACGTGTGTGTGCTCGCGCTCTCTTTTGTCTTTTTATTTTTTTTCGTAAGAATGTTTGTAGACTATGTAGATTTTGGCTGTAATGTCTGAGGCTGTAGGCTTTTACCGTCTACATTCTTTGTAGACCGAATGTAGACTTGTAGACCGAGAATGTAGACCGAATGTAGACCTTTTTGTCTAGAATGTAGACAGAAATAAGTCACTATTCATAAAGTTTTACAAAGCCTCTTTGGAGACCGTAGGCCCCGGATTTATAACTCGTATTGTGCCTGGACCACCCCGGCATACCGGCCAAAATGCTGTTTATCTCGACAGCGTCCTGGCGTTTGAAGAATTTTGGATCCCCGCGGAAGAGCTCGCACCAAACTTCGATCGCGCATACCCGATCGCGTTCCGTGGTTTCAATACTTGTATTTTCGAAGCTGTTCGACCAATAAAGGCGCCTGGCATCCAGGCTGAATTTATTCCAGTCCAGAGGCACCGGACGGTTGACGAAATCAATG